CTTGTCCTGCTACATATACATCTTGTTCCATAAACTTTCTTTTATAATTAAAAATAAAAAAAGACCGTAACTAGTAAAGTATACGGTCTTATATATTTTGTATGTAATATTTTTTTAGTAAACCAAGATACAACGGTCCATTCTCATGTTTGCAGTAATCTTAGCGATACCATCATTTGAGTATGATAAAGATCCTCCATCATATCCTGTTAAGTATGTACCTTCTAAAATCCATTTCTCAACCACAACTCCTGTTGGGTCTAACATTTCAAGGTCAACATTCTTTTTATAACCCGCAGCATATCCCATACGACCTGTTACTGACTCAGCACATAAACGAATCCATTCCATTACAGCTTGTGATGCTGAAGGTCCGATTGGATCACGGAAAGTAACTGGAAGTTCACCCCATTCAAAACGACCTGCAACATACGTTGAAGTATTTAAGAAGTCAATCTTAGTTGTGTTGATAGTAAGTTTTGGTCTAGATGTCGTCTCAACGTACCACTCATTAATACCAAGTGATGATGGAAATCTCAAAATCCATCGGTTCTCCCTTTTCGGTTCGTAAGGGATCGGCATTTTCATTAACAAATCAGCCATATCTTATTTTTTTACTTTTGTCTTTTATTTTTATTATAAATAGTGTGAAATAAAAAATTTTCTATTTACTTCAAATATTTTTCAAGTTATACATTTACTAGGCACAACTAAATTAGTATTTAGTCTTCTTTCCTCCTCCTGTATGATAAATTTCTAAACCAGTTTCATCATCAAAATGTTTCTTCATTGCTTGAACATTTCTTAAGTCATCATCTGAAAAACCAATATAAGGAACAAAATAATTGCTAATCTTATTTTTCATAAATGCCTTTTCTTGCAATCTTCTAGAAAGATTTTGGACGTATGTCATAAATTCTTTCATAGCGTCGACTTTAAGTTGTTCAGGGTTAGCAGCAGAACCTTGTCCGAAACTTACAGGGTGATATTTGTTCATATCTAAGTAAGACCTAAGAAGTTCCTCATCAGATAAATCATCTTCATCAGCTAGTTCTCTATATTTTTTTAAATTTTTAATTAATTCTTTTTCACTTAATCCGTGTTTGTTTTTCTTAATTAAGTTATAAACCGCATTTTTAAGAACTGAAGGTGTGTGTCCCCTTGCTGTAATGATCGAAAAAACTGACCCATTATTAACCGCCTCAACAAAATCACTCCATGCTGGTCCTGTAGGTGCTTTCATTGCATCTTTTAAAAACCCTTCATCACCAGGTACGTTGAAGTCTCTAAATGGGTTTTCATCAAAACCAACTATGGTATGTCCCTCATATTCGAAGGGTTCTTTACCGATTTCAGTTCTGTATTCCGCAAAATCTTCTGTTGACATACCAACAACCTTACCTTTATCATCTTTGGTATAGATTTTAGTTGGCATATACATAAGGTTATCATCCCAGTCAAAAGCATAATACTTCATTGTAGGTTTCATCTGATCGTGAATGATCTCTGAAATGATCTGTTTAACAATTTTTTTATAATTCATATAAATAAATATCTCTATAAATAAAAAAGGGGAAACTTTCGCCTCCCCTTTTCATATGAATATAAACCAACTTATATATTCTCAAACGATGCTCCTGTTGGAGTGATGTAGAATGTGATGTCGATGAACTCAAGTGATCTTGTAGGTTTGATGTAAATCTTACCTGTCAATTGGTTTCTATCAATATCCTCAGGATCATTAGAAACCGTTACACGGAAGTCATATAAACCACGATCTCTTCTGATCGCATCTAAGATTGGGTTAACCGCATTTAAGAAGTCTTGTCTAACTTGTGCGTCGTTTTGTTCAAACAATAATCTTACAGATACCGCTGAAATCAATTTACGAGCTTGTAACAACAATCTTCTTACGTTGATTCTGTCAAGAGCAGATTCTCTAACTTGTAGAGTTTTATTACCCCAAATCACAGTACCAACATCAGCGAAGGTTGCAATTGGGTTAATTCTACCTATATAAAGAATGTCTCTATCTTCTTGAGTCAACTTCTTACGAGCCTTGATACAGTTAACAATACCACGAGTGTAACCCGCCGCTGCGAACCATGGGAACGCGATGTTATCTGTTAACGCTAAGTTTCTTGTAACCTCAGCTGTTGGTGGGATATAGATTTGAGTGTTATTCACACTATCTCTTGTCAATACCCACGGATAGTAAGTTGCTGTGTAGTTAGAGTCAATTCCTGTGTTATCCAAGTTATCAACCGCTTCAGTTGGGTAGATTAATAAGTCTTGACCGTTCAAGTTAGGAACATACATATCCACGTCAGGTGTTGTACACACGTAAAGTGAATCCGCTCTGTTAAACTCGATCATCTCAACTGCTGCCTCTACAAGGTTACTGTTATTTACATAATCAATACCAGGTGTAACGAATACGTTGATGTTTGTCGCTTCAGGGTTTGCAAATGTTTGTTGACCTAACAAGTATGCGTAGTAGTCAGAGTTTGCAAAGTTTTGAGTTCCATCACCAAGAGAAATCTCTTTGAATGCTCCCCATCCTGTAGCGTTAGGGTATCTTGTAGAAGGACAAGCCCCTCTTAAGAATCCACTTCTACCAATTTGGAATTGGTCTGTATTTGTTCTCCACTCTCTGTAGATATCCCAACCATCGAAACCACCTTGTACTAAGAATGTGAACTTACGAGCGAACAATCTGTAGTATGCATTTGTTGGTGATTCAGGATCAGTAATGAACGGTGAGTTACCACAGATAAATCTTTGGTCACCTGCTGTTGAGAACTCAGGTCCGATTGTTAAACCACTTGCATTTACGTCCATGTGGAAACCAGCGGATCTGTAGTTAAATGGTAAACCATCGATATCACAAGAGTTGATTGGATTTCTCTTACCAACATATTCGAAGTAAGCAGGGTCCCAACCTAAACTATTGGATATACCTAAGTAAGTTCTTCTTACATTATCTCCCGGGCTTATCAACGCGTTATCGTTACCTGAAGATAAACCAAACGGTGGGTTGTAAATAACTTCACCAGGGAAGTCATACTTACCTTTGATAATTGGGAATGGTGAATTAGCACCTGCATAATTTCTAAAGTTGAATCCGTTGAATCCACAAGGTAATGCGTCTATCGGAGCATCCTCACTCATTTCAACCATCACATATCTAGAGTTTAACAAGTATTCTCCATCTAATGTACCAATTTTATTCGCAACAAAGTTATTTTGTCCTGGATCCATAGTACAGTTTGTAAATTTCTCAAGTACTACAGGATTTGCATCTGTATCAAAATAGTCACGGATTAATACGTCAAACGTTAAGTTGTTGTATGTTTGATTGATAATTGAAACTTTAATTAAAGTGTTTGCTGCGTCACCATCAGAAACTGTGTAGAATCTAAATAAGTCATAAACTTTATTACCTCTTAATTCAGATACCACGTATGGTGATGCTGGTGTTTGCCATTTATCTAAGTACCAACCAATTGAATTAGGATCACCACTTTGTGCTGAGTCTAATGCGATTGGGTTAGGGTTAAGACCTTTGATATATCCTTTTCTCCAAGAGTAGTTCAAGAATGATTGGAACACTTCTTCAGCAAATATCGGAACCTCGATTCTTGGTTTTTGGAAGTTAGTAATACCAAATACTTTAGTGAAATATTCTGGATCGTTTTGTGTAAGTGATGTTTCGAACTTAAATGACGTACCGAACTTATCAACTACATTAACACCAAACGTTAAGTAAGGGTTTTTAAGAACTCCAGCGTATTGACCTGTCATGTCTAATGTTACGTCTGACGTACCTGTTACTGAATAAGTTGGGTTAGTGTCAGTTGTGTAAGTAGAAATACCTCTTGATCTCAAAGTACCAACAACAACATTATCATAATCAACATAAGAAGTACCTGTGTAGTAGTAGATCTTACCAACGATAGTACCTGAATAACAATCGATGTTAACTGGCGTAGGAGTTGGTGTTGGTGATGTGAAAGGTGATGGTGTAATACAAGGATTTACAAATGAAGGTGTAGGAGTTGGTGATGCCGTAGCCCCAGGTGTTGGTGTAGGGTTAGGGAAATAAGCCGTTAATCCTGATACATAAGTAAAGAATGAGAAACCTGAGTAATTAGTATTACCATAATTATTAAATAATGCATAATACCAAGAATCATTAAACGCCGAATTCAAATCAGTGTCATTGAATGAAACCGAAGGAACTTCGAACACGTTAGTTTCAGCACTAAATCCTGATCCACTTAATACATCGTAATCATCAGTTGCGATAGAACCGAAGTATGCAATTTGTTGATCTTCCGCTGTATATGGATTAGTACTTGTGATTACATTGAATACTAAGTTTTGAATTTGATCATTTAGAGTTGAGGTATCACCATTAAACTCTTCATATTGGGATAATAATAGATCCTCAATCTCAGATGGGAAAGATGTTAAATAACTAATCGTTCCTGAATCGTTTGTACAACCTGTAAATTGTACTGAGAATGTTAATTCTTTTGGTGTTACACAAGTCGTTACACAAGTTGTAAAATCTGTTACTGAACTCAAACACCATACATCGATAGTATCTGGGTTAACGTTTGCAACCGTTGTGATTGACCAAGATGGTCCTGCATCATATCCTGATAGACCAAGAATTCTAGTTACAAACAATTGGTTAGATTGTTGTAAATATGCTTTTGCGATATACGCGGCTTCGTACTTTGGAATCTGTGTATTTACAAATTTTTCAGGTGAAGTCCCACCGAATACGGTTTGGAAATCATCAAAACTTGTAATAAAGATTGGTTCAAAAGCCGGTCCTATCAGAGTCTCTCCAGCAATACCCAAAGTAGTTACCCCAACACTCTGTGCTACAAAGCTTAAGTCAACCTCTGAAGTATAGACACCTGGTGAAACAAAAACCTTACTGTTTGTTGCCATACTAAAAATTTCTTTTAATTTATTTATTTACCTATAAATACTTCTCAAAACACGAAAAACTTTACATTATAGAAAGTATTTATATTTTGGTAAGATTTTATTCTGCCTTAATTCTGCCCCTATGTCTAACGATAATAAGAAGATAAAAAACCTTAAGATTGACATCGAAGTTCACGGTGTGTTAAAGAAATATTGCGACAAACGAGGTATTAAAATGTATAGGTTTTTAGAGAATCTAATTATGGAAAAATGTCAAGAAAAAAAGGACATTTACGGGGAACCGTTAAAGTAATTTCTGTGAAAAAGAAAGTGATGATTCTGAAGACTCATCAATCTTAACAATATCAATTCTTAAATTATCATCAGTGTTGATTTGTATTTCGGTAACATCATCACCATAATAATTGTCATTGATATAAACCGAGTACGACTCAACGTTTGGTGACTGTTCAAAATAAAGATTACAAGTGTAACTAAAGAAGTATTCTTGAGTTAACTCACCTGTTAGGTAATTTAAAGTGATCGTCTCCAATTGAGTAGGTTGTTGTTTTTTCTGTGGTCGTTTTACAGGTCTTTGATCTACCTCAAACATTTGGAAAGTTCTTGAGATTGCGGGACTAACCTCAAAATCATTTTCATCCATTAAGAATCCCATCATGGTAAACTCATACTTTTGGATATAGTATTTTCTCTTCTCCAAGTCTAAAGATGATTCGTCAGTAAACCCATCATTAATAATTGGAATGTAATGACCTTTAATAACTTGATAAGCTTGTCTTGATGCAAATGTTTCCATAACTCTTTGATTAAGAGTGTTTGCTTCTCTCATTCTATTACAAATAATTGCAACGGTATATTTTAAATCGATAGGAACTGGCTGAGGTATTTTATAAATGTCAGCACCAGCTCTATTACCATCCCACGTTGGGACTTCCATATAATAATACATTCGTCTATTAGGAATGTTATACATTACAGCGGGGTTGTTTCCGTATTTAACTTCAGGATTTCTAATTACCGTAATAAATGGGGGTTCAACATTCTTATCGATGTTTTGAAAATCCCATGTCTCAACAAATTGTGACCAGTTTTGAGTTGTTATTAAGATATCAACCACAGGAATTTTCTTACCCTCAGAAGTTATACTAAACTTTTCTTTAACAAAGTCTAAGAACCCACCATCAAGATCTGCATGAAGTAATGACTTAGGTAGGTAAGTTCCATCCTTAGTAATCATATCCTTTATTTGTTCCCTTCTCGGTAAAAGAGTTTTAGGGTACGTTAAAGGTAATGTTGGTTTAACTTGTTTTGGTAATGCCATTATAATCCTCTAAATTCGTTTGGTCCGACAGGTGCCGCAATTATTGTTCTATAAAAAGGTTTAAACCCTTTATAAGTATGTTTTAAATCGGATACAACACGACCATCATTAACGACCGTATAATACCTAACAAAGTTTTCACTATCATAATATCCTATATAATCACCAAAGTCGATATCGATATCAAGATCGTTCAAGGTCTTCATGTAAACTGAAATAGTAATGTTACCAGGTTCGACTTGATCAATACGAGTAGACCCCAACATTTTGTTTTCGGGTGCTGCAATACCAACGTAAGCATTAAACTCAACAGGTGGTAAAAACTTAATACCATCCTCAACGACCTCACCATAGACATCGTCAGTTTTGATTTTATTTTTATCCACTCTGTATAATACGCAAGTGAAGTTCATATCACCTATCAACCACTCTTGACCCATACTAATTTCAAGGTTAAAATCGTTGTCCCCAAAAAACTTCCCTAATCTACTTACAGGAACACTACTCTTCATAATAGTTTTATTTCTTGATAAATATTCTTTTTATTGTTATTTTTAATAAAAACAAATTTTGGATAACACTAAATCACTTATAGAACATAAGGCTTTGGATTTGCTTGACTCATATAGTGGTGCGAATAACTATATATTATACCTAAAAAACAAGAAGGAAGTCTCAAGTAAGTTTTACCCAACAAGAAATCAGTCAGAATATATTACAACATACCATAATACAACACCAAAGGTTGCTCGTAAATGGGTTGAGTTAGACACATACTTTGCTAAAAAGTTCGCAGAAGAAAGATATCTACTACAAGTTCCCGAACAAATTTATATTGAAAAACTTTTAGTTGAAAAAGAAAAATCTTATCATGTTTGGGGTAAGTTCTTTGAAAAGGATAAGTTAAGTGAATTTTGGGTTCCGAAGTCAGCACTTATTAAAACACACAAGATAGATCAGGTTAAGATAGATTACTCAAAGTATTCTCATAGACCACCACTAGAACATCAGAAGATTGCAATTGAGAAACTTGCGGGTTCTAAAAGATTTATTTTGGCTGATGATATGGGTCTTGGTAAGACAACCTCAACAATTATAGCGGCGTTAGAAACTGGATCTAAAAAGATTCTAATTGTTTGTCCGGCGTCTCTTAAGATTAATTGGCAAAGAGAAATCGCAAATTATTCAGATAGACCTGTTTTTATTGCAGAAGGTAAGAAATTTTCAACTGAAGATGATTTTGTAATCGTTAATTATGATATCCTTAAAAACTTTCACGACTCTGACCCAAAGAAAAAAGATGAGTCTCTATTAACACAAAGTGGATTTGATTTGGTAATATTGGATGAAGCTCACATGATATCAAATGTTCAAGCGCAAAGAACAAAGATAATTAATAGTTTCGCAAAGAAGGTAGATAGAGTTTGGTTATTAACAGGAACACCGATGACCTCTCGACCTATGAATTATTACAACTTATTAAACCTAATCGAAAGTCCTGTGGCTCAGAATTGGAAAGCTTATGCGATCCGTTATTGTCAAGGATTCCAATTTACGGCAGGTAAAAGAAAAGTTTGGAACGTTATGGGTGCTTCTAATCTTGAGGAATTAAGGGATAGGACATCAAAACAAATTCTTCGTAGATTAAAAGAAGAAGTATTAGATCTACCCGACAAAATTATTACTCCTGTTTATTTGAGATTAAAATCTAAAGAATATGAAGATTTGATGGGTGAGTATTATGAGTGGTATGATAAAAACCCCGATGAGTCATCATCACTTACGGTTCAATTCTCTAAACTGATGAAGGTTAGAAAGGTAATTGCAAATGAGAAAACTAAACAGACAATTGAGTTTGCTGAAAACATTTTAGAACAGGGTAAGAAAGTTATCATCTTCACAAACTTTACAGACACACTTCAGACTATCTATCAGCACTTTGGTAAACAAGCGGTGTATCTTGATGGTAGTTGTTCTAACGCAATGAGACAACAATCCGTCGATTCATTTCAAAATGACGATAAGATCAGAATATTTGTTGGTAACCTGAAGGCTGCGGGTGTTGGTTTAACATTGACCTCCGCTGAGGTTGTTATTATGAATGACCTATCGTTTGTACCTGCAGAACACGCACAAGCTGAAGACCGAGCATATCGTTACGGACAAAAATCAAATGTGTTGGTTTATTATCCCCTATTCGAAAATACCATCGAGGGTGCCATATATGACATACTAAACAATAAAAAGAGGATCATAAATACGGTAATGGGTGATGGTATCATTGAAAACCCTGGTGACGTAGCAGAGGAAATCCTTAAGCTAATCAATAAAAGGAGATAATCTTTTTATGATTGGAATATTTATCAAAGATGAAACTTTCAATCAAATACGAAAACCAAGAAATTAAAAAACACAAAGACTTTGTAAGTGAGTTTATAAAACTTCTACAAAAAGAATATCCCCTGAAACAAGATCTCAAAATTATCTTTATGGATGGTAAAAGGGGAGACATGTCCACAGGTAGTAGGCGTGGTGATAATCTTATTAAAGTTTTAGCGAAAGGTAGATTGAATAGGGATATCATGAGGACTCTTGCACATGAGTGGGTTCATGAACATCAAATGACAATTTTAGGTAGGGAACCTGGACCAAACATTGGTGGACAGAATGAGGACGAAGCGAATGCATTTGCCGGTCGTTTAGTTAAGATGTTTGAAAAAGAACATCCTGAATTAGAAAAAATTATGTATGAAAGTAAAAGTATAGAAGGTCGTATCAATCTTTTATCAGAACAAATACTTTTAACTGAAAAAAAAACCATCAAAGAAAACTTGTTGGTTGAGATGAAAAAAATTGGTATTGAGAAACTACCTTATTCATATTCCGCATTACAAAGATTTATTGATTCTAAAACCATGAACATTCATTACAACAAACACTACAAGGGGTATGTTGACAAACTGAATAAGGCAATTAAGGATAAAAAAGGTGATATGGATTTAGAAGAAATTATCAAATCCATTAGTAAGTTTGATGATAAAGTTAGAAATAATGCGGGTGGTGCTTTTAACCACGCTTTGTTTTGGAAAATGTTGTCTCCGAAAAAACAATTACCGAAAGGAGAAATCTTAAAAAAGATTAGAGAAGATTTTGGTAACATAAAAAAACTAAAAGACGAATTTAACAAATCTGCTCAGGATCGTTTTGGGTCTGGTTGGGCTTGGTTATATTTGGCAAAAGACGGAAAATTAAAAATCATGTCCACACCTAATCAGGACAACCCACTTATGAATATTGTTAAGGGTGGTGGTTATCCATTACTTGGTCTTGATGTTTGGGAACATGCGTATTACCTGAAGTATCAAAATAAGAGAGATGAATATATTTCTAAGTTTTGGGACGTAGTAAATTGGGAATTTGTTAATGACTTATTTGTGGGTCATACAACTAAGAAAAAACTTAATGAATCCAAAGAGATAAATGAAATTGCATTTAAAAGAAATTCTAAAATAGATTATTTGTGCATACAATCAAAATCTAAAGAATCACCATACTGCCAATTAAAAAAATTTAGAGACGGTTTAGAAGATCAATATTTGATTACTGAATTAGAGCGTTCTATGTTTATATTAGATCAATTCTTTGGTAAGAAAAATGTAGGTACGTTTCCAGTAATAATACAATTAGCACTCCAAGACACAAGTAGAACCGTAAACTTTTTAGAATTAATTTCAGACTTTATTATTGATAAGAAATATGATGACGACCAAGTAAAAAAAATATTAAACAAACAAAGGTACTCAACGACAATACCTAATGATATTGAGGGTCTGTTGGCATATGCTAGACAGAAAGAACATAGTAAGTATGAAGATAGATTTTCAGGTGATTACTTTGAGAAGAGACCAACAAAATTACAATTAGACTATAACTGTTCAGATGATGCAAAAGAAACTTTAATAGATGTATTAAAGAAAATTCATTCTGGTACCGAAACCTTAAATTACACATTTAATCAAATATCATCTTGTATGTTATCTTCATTTAAGAAGGGTAGTTATTACATAAAAACCGACTTAATAACTAAAAAAGATTTAACAGATGATGAAGGTAATGTGTTATACCCCGCTGGATCATTTTTTGAAGTAAAAAAGATGGACCCATTTATTGATAGTTATTTGTCCGAATTCTTTTCAATCTTTAAACAAAGTTCACTATCAAGTGAAAAACCAATTTATATAAAACTATATAACGAATTAATCGATAAATTATTCGTTTGGTTAAATACCACACCTTCAGCTCAGGAATATTTAAACAAGGTTAGAAGTCAAATGTCGGGTATAATCTATGAAGGTGATTTAATTGTTCCTATCGAATTTATTGATTTATATTGGTCTAACAAAGGTCAACGAGGTTGTGATGAAAAAAGATTATCGATAAGATTTAGGATAAAACCTGAATATAATAAAATTGATGGTTTCTACTTTAAAGATAAAAGTGTTTTAGAACCTGTTAGTTTAGATGTTAAAACAAAGGATAGAGAAAAGATCGTTTGTCCGTCCTAACACAAACTAATTATTAAAGATATTTATAGAGAAAAAAACTCTATGGCAATTATTAACGAACCAGAAAGAAGTGAATTCTACCAAAAAGTAAGACACCTTTTAGGTGCCCCTTTAAGATCGGTAGAATTAGAAGATGAGATGATGGATACTCTTTTAGAGTACTCTATTGATGATTATTCACAATACGTACAAGATTGGTTGATAGAATCTCAATGGACTTCATTATATAATTTAAATCTAGACACACAATCTTTAGCGAGAGCCTTTGTTACCAAGAGTTTAGATTTTGAAACTAGATACACATACGCATACTCCAAGATTGTTGGTTTACAAGCTGGTGGTGATTGGGTTATCAAAAAAGATTACGTACAATTAGTACCAAACCAACAAATATATGAAATTCCTGCAGGTAGAGAAATCAATGAAGTTCTTTGGTTTTCACCAACAGAAATGAATAATATGTTTATCGATCCCTGGTCATTCGGTGGTATAGCCGGTGGAGGTATTGGTGGTACAGGTGGATTCGCACAAATGGGTAATATGGCAGGTAGTTACTTCTTGATGCCAGCATTTGATATGTTATTAAGAATGCAGGAAATTAACATTCAAAGAAGAATTATATCTCCTGATTTAACTTATTATATTACAGCGTTACCTGACGGGAAGAAAGCATTACACTTACTAAATGTACCAGGTGGTAGATTTGACTTTGGAAATGCTGAAATGGCACAACGTAGAGTTTGGTATTGGTATTATGATGTTGGTCAAGGAGATAGAGATAAATGTTTAGCGGATAATCCTGATATCGTATTATTACCATCAGATGTACCATTTAACAAAATTAGTTGGTACAAACTTAATAATCCCGCTCAGGTTTGGGTAAGAAGATGGTTTACCGCTTATTGTAAAGAAACCTTAGCAAGAGTTCGTGGTAAGTTTAGTGGTAACTTAAAAGCACCTGATGGTGATCTAACAATGGATTATACATCTTTAGCAACAGAAGCGAAAGACGAAAAAACAAAACTTGTGGATGAATTGATAGGTCCCGAAGGTAGGTTAACAAGATTACGACCTGAAAAAGTTATGGAGAGAGAAGCGTTACTTGCGGAAAACTTAAACAAACAACTTAAGTTTAGAGCAATGCCTCGTCAAATATATGTAATTTAATATATGTCAATTATAAAAGAAAAACCAAACAGAAAAACGGTAATACGTGGTGAACGATCAATTAACATAGATACGTTTGAAACCGCCATAGTTAGTGATGAGTTTTACTCAACTAATGGTGAATTACTTATAATTGTTAGAGATGTCAATCATTGTAAAATAAGATTAGATTCTACAACGACTGACAAAATTAAAATTAAAACTCTAACAAATTGTATCATCATACCTGATATTGGTAGGATTGATGAAGATTGGGATGAGATTTCCGTAGGTCGTGGTGCTTGTGTTGAGTTAAAGAACGTCAGAGGTGTGTGGTATATTCTCTCCTCCGATGGTCTCAAGATGGAATAATTTTTCATCAGGTAGATATCTCCACATATAAGAGTCTGCATCTTTATACATATGATATGGAGTCTCACCAACCCTATCCCAAAAAGACATTTCCTCATCGGAGATTTCCATTACATCTTCTAACTTATCTTGATCACCTTCATCAAATGGTTGACCATTAATCAACTCACACTGAACTTTAGTGAAGAAAGGTCTATCTTCAGGGTTCTTAACTAATAAACCATTTCTAACTTCTTGTTGGAACACAACTAACAAGGGCTCAACCCTTTTATTAAACGTTGCAATCGCTCTTTGGATATTATACTGTCCTGTCATGGTTGGGTTACTTTCGATATCAGATGGGTCAATTCTATAACAATTTAATTGTATGATTGATTCTGCAGATTCAGGTATTGTTGTACCATAATTTGACATGTATGTATCAATGTGTTCTTGATTCCACCCTTTCTTTGGTTTGTTAACTTTCTGAACATCACCATGAGAAGCTTTGGTTCCGTTATTCACATAAAATATTACCTCACCAAGATTCGCATTTAACTTATCTCTAATTGCCAACTCCATATGTGCTTGTCTTGACATTAAAGCTCCCGCCTTAGTTTTAGTTTTACTTCTAGCAATATAATCATCAATACTTTGTTTGATCTTAGCCTTGTTTGCAATGTCCATTAACGGAATCTTTTGATCAAAGATCTTTTGTACGTATTCGTAATACCACTCAACAAACTCTTGCCCTTTACCATCAAGTAATAACTTAATCCCCTTATCCAAAAACTTCTCAATATAGATTGGCATTTTCTTAGATTTGATTGAGTTCCCTGTAAGTTTGATCTTACCTTTAGCGGTGATAAGTGCGTAGTTCTTACGAGCCAAGTTAATACATGCTGGCCATTGTCCGTCAGTATCAAGTGCCATCTCACCTCTCATCGCAAGATCATTAAATTCCATTACATCCGCTTCTTCACCAATATATTCTTTACCATCAACAACTTTCCAATTCAAACCCTTACCGACGTATCTTCTTGTCTCCACACCTTCAGGAACTGAGAAGTTAATACCATCCGTGTCCATTACAAGTGGTGTATACCCACGATCCATAAAGAAGTGAATCATCATACGAAGATACTGACGACCCGTACAAGTAATCATCTCACCTTTATCCATATCACCCCAATGGAAAACCTGTGGGGCTGACAAGGCACCGAACATCGAGTTGATAAAGATCTTAATT